ATCAATATAAGCTCCAGACGTGTCTTAGACCGCTCGATCCCCACGACGACTACGACATCGAACCATGGCTCGCCGGGACCCACTACAAGGGGACACGGAAACAACAACTCCGGAATGCGTTTGCGCGCGTTAAAGAATTCCAAAACTTGCTCAGAAGTCATTTCAAGTCTTCTTCATTTGGCAAGAAAGAAAATCTTGACAACGGTAGTTGGACCAATTGGGACATTTTTTACAAATGCCTACGAATCATTCAAAATTTGGCTGATGAATTCAAAGTATTGTTCGGACCATACACAAAACACTGCGAGAAACGAGTTTTCAGCCTACACTGCTTTATTAAGCGGATACCTGTCCTGGAGCGATCAAGTTTTCTCAGAGAGTTCTTCAATCTCTGTGGAAAATTTGTTTTCTCTGACTTCGAGTCTTTCGAGAACATGTTCAATGCCGTGTTCATGGAAACGGTGGAGATACCTTTCTTCGACTACATGTTCCGAGACTTGCCCTTGTACCCCATTCTCATGTTATATGTCGAACTCGCTTCCCTTGGGAATAATGAGCTTGAGTTTGAGGAGTTCTCAGCCTTCCTACGAAGTCTCAGACTTTCTGGAATTATGTGGACGTCTCTTGTTAATTCATGGTGCAATTTTGTTCTCCAAACACTTGTGTCACACTTGTCTCGAGTGCGTTCCAAACATCAAATTGAAGGAGACGACAACCTTAAAGGATTATTGGGAATGTTTACCCCGCCTGTTCGCGCTTGGTTGTACTCAGTGCTTGGTTGTTCTGCCAAACTGGTATCATCGGAGTCCGTTAATAAAGAAAGCTTTTGCGGACTTGTCTACGACGAACATGATCGCCGCAACATTCCCGATGTCATCTATACTTTACAGAAACTCGGATGGTGTCCTGCCCGTTACCGCCCTGGCAACCGCACACACCGAACTCTTATGGTCATTACAAAGTCACAAGCACTATCATGTTTATACCAAAATTCTGGAGCTCCAGTCGTTCAGGCAGCTGCGTGTGCTGTTATTCGATGCCTCCCCGGTGTCGAGATTGACCCAGAAATTGTTCCCTGGAATTGGTGGTCCCAACGAGTCCAGGAAGAAATTGCTCGATATGGAGCCGTCCGAAGACCTGTTGGTCCAGGTTCCTACCTCCTTGTGGAGGAAACTCAAGGAATTCTTGTCTCCGATCAGAAACTTATTGAACAGTGGTTTGACAGTTGGAAAGAGCTGCAGCCAATGGATCATTGGTTCTTTGAAAAGTACACTTCAGGAATTTCTCGTCACTACCTTAATGAATATGGGTCCGATCTATTCTACATTAAGCGAAACGACTTCATACCTTCGTTTGTGCCTTCAAAAGGTAAGCTCTTACTTCGGAAGTATGAAACAATGGTTACTCTCTCTACCATCAAAGAAAAGTTTTTGGCTCGCTCTAGCTATAGTCCTTTCCATCATTGCGGCGGTTGGTCTTGGAGCCTTAGCCAGCAACGTTCTTTTACCTTTTCTGACATCGTTAAGCTTGGCTCCGTGGATGTCTACACTTGCAAGCTTGATGTTGACGAAGCTGATCGGGTTCTTTCTCGGCTTCATGATTTGGACGGGATACTATACGATTATTCGACTTATTCCGCCTCCAGTTCCTATCAGACAGACCACAGTTTATCAGAACGAAGAGTTCAATCCAGTGAGTCACCTGCATCCTTATCTAGTTAATTGGGTTTTACAATTGACTCCTACTGCAGCAGACGAATTTAAACAATTCGTTAATTTTAATCCCAATGAGCTCGAAGCCTACCTTGCTTCAGTGTGCTCGCAAGTTCCTGTTGAGGAGAGGAACTTGTTTGTCAATCTTGTTGAAAAAACATTCAATGATCGTCGTGTTGCGAATAACTCACGACTACAATTGGTTGTTGAACAGCGAATGAATGAATATTTCAGATTATGTCCCGAGTCCGACACAGATTCATTTTTGAAATTTTATATTAAGTCTTGGAATCCAAATGTCCATCATTTGGAAATTCTGAATAAAATGGTTGACGATCCAAAAGGTATCTTTAGAGCCCTTTGCTCTCCTGGCGTTGCTACTGAAACAAGTCAAGATCTTGTTGAGATCCAACTAGATCAAGATGAACTACAGGAAACAAAGCCAGTAGATCCTCACGCAACCCGAAAGTTTGGGCCGGAGGATAATTTTTCTGATTCACATGTCCAAGTTTTGGGTGTTGGGCTGGATTCTGACGAGGATATAGATGTGATGCTTCGCGCTCCATCCAATTCTGTTCGGTTTTCGCCACCACCTATTTCCTTAATCTCTAATTGGTTAGATGATATTGAAGCCAATTATGGAGAATCAGAT